TCACCTACTGGTAAAGAAGTTATCGCCCCAATTCAAGTTTTCAATTGTGGAAACTGTGGAGAGATGTTACCACTACAGGAATTAGATGAACTTATTTAAGTGGATAGACGAACTATTCACTAAGAAAAGACCTTGGGATAGTTTTTCGGAAGAGGAGCAAAAGAAGTTTAGCCCGTTTATGGTTAATCGTTATTTAAGTATGAATAATGATTATTTACCGATTGTTAATCATTTTCAAAGATTAACAATTGAGGTAATGCCACATTCTGCTGTCTATAAGTTCTATTGTTCTTTACTTCCAAATAAGAAAACTTTTTTAAGGTATCTTAGTGGTAAGAAAACAAAGGTCAATGAAAAAGTTGTACCTTATATTCAAGAATACTTTGAGGTTAGTAAGATACAAGCTGGTGAATACTATCAATTGATGACGACAGATGAGTTAAAGTCTTTACTAACAAAGTATGGTAAGACAGAAAAGGAAATAAAAAAGATGGGGGTTAGATGAGTAAATTATGGTTATCAATAATAGCTCAGTTAGTTGGCTCTGTCGTTGCTTTCTTTCAGTTACAAGGTTGGGTTGTATGGAATAAATCTTGGTTACAATCTATATGGTGGTTATATGCCACGAGTCTTATTATAGCACCATTGTTTTTTTATAGTACTAAATGGTCTTATGAATACTTTGGTGCCTTTTGGAATATGAGATTAGCAGGATTTGGCATTAGTACACTTGTGTTTGGTATTATGGCTTGGATGTTAATTGGAGAGATCCCAACACTAAAAACACTAATCAGTTTATTATTAGCAATATCAATTATTTTAATACAATTAACAAATGTAGTAAAGGTGTAATATGAAAATAAAAGAAACAGAACTTA